AAATAGTTTCTGAGTTTTCACTTCTATGTTTAAATACACCTCCATTGCTAATCTGATACATAGCAAAAGGAAGGTAGGAACTTTGTGTAAACCAAGTAAGCATAGGTTTTACATAATCATCTAATAATGTTTTGTAATCAGCATTAACAGCATCATCTATAGTACCTGCTAATATCAAAGCTTGTAATTTTTTATAGAGTAATCCTCCTAAATAGTTTTGAACATGAGTATCTTGAGCTACTTCAATAAACTGTATGAGTTTATCAGCATCTACATTTCCATCTATTATAGATTTTCTTTTTAAGTCGTTTATTGTTATAAAGAGTGCTTTCTGTGCCATAATTATTTAGTTTTTGGGTAAGCACCTCTGTTTGGCATATCTACTGGTCTAACTTCGACTTCTTGAGGATTGTTTGGTTCCTTAAATCCGTCTTGTACAGCATCTGAAGCTTCAACTTCGGTATTTGGTGTTACTTTCTTTTTGTATACTCTTCTCTCCCAGAAATGATGACAATTTTTACCTCCTTTAAATTTAAAGAGGTTATACTTACCCTTGTTATGCCCTAATTCACTGTTTAGTCCTTTAAAAGACATAAGAGTAATGTCTTCTTTTCTAAATACTAAGTTTTTACTTGTAAGAGATTCCATTTGTCTACAGAACACTCTACTTTTATCAGAGTTTCTTACAGGACCATAAGAATATCTTATTTTATATCCAGAATTATCTTGACTTGACCTTTTATCAGGATTAGCGTCATCCTCTGATACACTTAGTTTAGTTAAATCAAACTCTTCATTCTCATCATTTACTGCTTCACTATGTACAAGTTCCCATTCATCAGAAACAACTTCTCCTAATACCTCTAATTGAGTGTATAGGTCTTCTGCACCTTCATCTGATAAATCTAATTCTTCTTGTGAACTTAATTTTTCTCCTGTTTCTTCTTCTCTCTTAACTTTAGTAGAAATATTATCCAATTCAGTAAATTCTATTGGTTGTAGAGTTACAAAGTACAAGCTTAAATATATTTTATTAAATGCAAGTATTTCATCTAAACCATCTATAATGTTTTGTTGAAATGGTCTAATAACTATATTGTCCATAAGGATAGAAGCAGTTCTAAGTTCTTCTGCATTATTTCCAAACCCTGTATTATCTTTTATACCTAATAATATAGGAGAAACAATACCATGACCAAGCATTATTTTTTCCCTGCTTTCGTCAGCCAAGAACTGATACTGTGCATGAGCATCTGGCAAGTGAATAGGTTGTAAATCTGCTTGAGTTTCTGTAGACTCATTAAAAGTAAGTATGAATTTACCTGCATTTGAAGAGCCACTAAACTTATCATATATTTTATGTTCAATAAGCTCTTGAGTTTCTTCATTAGGTACTCCATTGTTAAAATTTATTAATAAAGAAGGTTGTAATCCATTCTTTATGTTGTTTATATGATAATTACTTACTTCTTCTTCTAGTTCTGCATATTGTAAACAAGATTGATAATCTACTGGAGAGTAGTAATAAAATCCTGACCTATATGGCTTGAATACATATATTTCTATAACTTCTTTTTTAGAACCATTACCAAAAGAAGGTATTCTTTTAGGTTTATCGCTAGGTTTTATATCACACCACTTAGGATGATAGTAATAAGCCTCTATTTGGCCTTTTTTAGCTTTTTCTGCTCTAAGAGTCTCCATAGGAAAGTGTAACACCTTCACAATGGCTGTTTTCTGCTTGTTATAGACCACTTGAACAGCAGATTGACCTAACATCTTATAATCGTTTACAACACGTCTTAAATCCTTTTGTTTTAAGAGCATTTTCATCTTTGCATACATCTCAGGTTTTATTTCACTGTCTGTAGCCTCTAATCCTCTACCATAAATCATATCTACAATACCATTTATACATCTAGCATTTGTAGGACTTCCTAAGTATTTATCTATAAGTTCATCAAAGTAATCATTATTATCTCCGTATTGAACCCAGTCTTTTCCGTAGACTTCTTTTATTTCTGGTATTTCATAACCAGATAAGTTGACTACTCTAATATTTTTATTTTCCATATTATATTACTATATATTCGTCTTCAGAACCAGCATCGTATTCCGTATACTTATTTGTATTTAATGTATGTATAATTTCATCATTTAATTGAGATGTTACATAAACTTTGTCTCTATACCATAAATTTCCACCCCTAGTCAATTCTATATAATAAGAATTTTCATCTTTAAGGATAGTAGGTATAAAGCTTACAATAGTGTAATTTTGTGTTTCTAAACTGCTTATGGTTGTCAGCGTTTCACTAATGTTTGTGCCGTCTTCCGTTATAGTCATAGCTATATCTCCTTCAGAAATATCTCTTGGAACTATAGAAATTGATTTTTGAGTACCACCAGCTGTTAATCTTATCATAATAAGATAACTGAAAAGTATTGATTTTGTTTTATATAGAAAAAGCCCTAATTAAAGGGCTTTATATCTACTATGTTTAAGAGTATACTATGTTTAAGAGTTTACAACAGTAAATCCAACAGTAGCAGGGTCAGACTCCATAAAGTTAGCTGGAGCTTTTTCCATTCCTGTTAAAGTTAAAGTGTATCCACTTAAGTCCCCCATAGCACCACCTGTTACGATAGTACCACCAGAAACATCCATACCATGCTCAATTCCTGACAAAAAGTAATTTCCATTATTGTCTTTTATAATAACGTGAGGTCTATTAAAAGATAATAACTTTAATTCTTTATGGTCTGCAATAGTTAGCTTGTGTAAAGTAAGTTCAAGAACTTGTTCAAAAGCAGTAGTTCCATTTTCTCTACTTGCTTGAATGTTTTGAGTGAAAGAAGAAGTTCCCTTAATGTCATATTCGTATGCAGATGGAGTGCCAGTAATTGACTCTATAGCATCTGTGTTAGTTGTGTCAAACGTAATGTTTGAATATAACGAACTGTCATAATTGACAAAGTAAACTTTATCTAACCCACCAACACTGTCCTTACAAGGTTCTGTTCTATATAGTGATAAATTACAAGACATATTATTAGTTTTTTAAAAGTTAGTATTAAAAGGGTGAGCGGTTAAACCCACCCTTTATTTAATTATTATTAAGCGTTTACTCTGTATACGATATCTCCTCCGATTCCGTATTGTACTCCACTTGTAAATCTCATGATTACTCTTACATTTTGAGAACCATCTAAGTCACCCATATCGATAACTTTAACTTCGTTGTGGTCAGATAAAAGACCTGTTCCAAAGTATAGGTTAGATTTTTCAGCTGCAACAGCAGTATCATCAGCTAATCCATTAGCAACAAATAGTTTTACACCATCGAAGCTTAATGAACCGTTGTTCCACCATTGAGTTCCTTGAGAGTTTGTACCAGCAGCACCTAATCCAGAAGCACCAAATCCACCTAAGCTTCTTACATAAGCTCTAGCGATGTTTTGAGATACATATACATACATATCTTCTTGTCCGTATAAAGAAGAAGGAATTGCATCTACGATAGCACCTAATTCAGCGATTACGTTAGCAGAAGTAATTGCAGAACCAGTTACATCTATAACATCAGAATCAGCAGCTAATAAAGTAGAGAATCCATCAAATTCACCAGCGTTAGCGTTAACACCACTCCAGATATTTTGCTCAGTCTTCTCAGCAACTTTAGCAGCAACATGAGAGATTAAGAAATCACTAAATTGTGGAGGTAATTTATCAAATGCAGAATATCCCATTTGAATAGCTTCCCAGTCAGAACGGAAGTCTTTTTTACATAGTTCAATGTTAACTTGGAATTCTTCTGGTTGAAGGATTCTTTCAGTTAATGTAACTGAACCTGTGTCAGCAAAATCACAAGAAGCATTAGCAATAAGTCCGCTTGTAGCGACTTTCTTGATTACTTCTTTAAATTTTACGTTAGGTTTTACTGAAATTCCACCATTTTCTATAGTAGAACCAGATAATAATGCAGCAGAGATATACTTTCCAGCAAACTCTCCAGCATAAGTACTTGTAATTGAAGTTGTAGTAGCCATTTTTAATTATTTTAGTTTTGGTTTTATTATGATATTTTGTTTAATACTCTATCCATTATTGTTTGAGGTCTTTTTTGACCATACAAATGAACATTGTTTTTTTCTACATTGGACTCAGGAGAATGAGCAATAGGCTCTACTTCTGATTCCTGTGAAGATAATTCCACTTCACTTTTTTCTGATACTTCTTCAGAATTCAATTCTTCTGGAACTTCAGGAGACTTTTCGTCACTCATTGATTCCATTAATTGGTCGTACATTGCTTTTACTTCAGCAATAGCTTTAGAAAGTTCTTCTTTAGTAGCGTATAACTTTTCTTCTTCAACTTCCTCTACAGGAACTTCATCAGAAACTTCATCTTTTACTTCTTCGATAACTTCTTCAGCTAATTGTACATCTTCTTTTACTTCTATCTCTTCGACTTTTTCTTCAGTCTCAGATAGTAAGATTTTCTTAAATTTGTCTACGATGTCGGTAGCTTTCATATATTATTGATTTAAATTAATAGTATAACTTGATAACCTCAAGTGTTTCTTTCTGTTGTATTTTTAAGCTTTCTTTTGTATTATAAACCATTCAGCTCCATCTGACCAAATCATTAATCCTTCATAAGAAACATTCAATTCATAATAGTTTGATGAACCATCTAATGTTTGACCAGCTATAGGGGTTAATCTCACTCTTGTATTTGTGTTAAAACCTCCATTTGTTACTATTCTTATAATTCTGTTTATGTTTTTAGTTGCAGTTGCATCTGGCAAACTTAAAACCATATTTCCAGAAGAACCTGACCAAGTTAACTTAATCATTCTTGAGTTGTCATAAAGAGAATTATCTAAATCAATATTAACATCAGGAGAAACAGTAATGTTTGTATTATGAATGTAATTTATAACTTGACTTATAGTTGCTTTTTTAGTTTCACTGCTTTGAACTAATGGAAATGCCTCTGTTCCTTGTAATTCCGTAGCTGCATTTAATTCTGATATTTTTTTTGACATTATTTATAATTTTATATTGTTACCGTTTTCTTGTAGTATGTTACTTCCTGATTCTAATAACAATACTTCGTCTCCATATATTTTTCCTATTCCTTGAGCTTGTAGAGAACCATCACAACATTTTCTTGAGTATGTTCCATCTTTACACAAACAACCTCTTCTTGAAGAACGAGGGCTTGTTCTGCTTGGTGTTTTTTTATACTTTCTTCTCATTATTTCTTTTTAACACAATTAGGCCTTCTTTTACCATCTATAATTTGATAACCTTTTTGCTCATAACCATCCCAACAAGGACTCTTAGTATTAGCTCCTGCTTCTACTGAATGTGACTCACAAGGCATATACCACATCTTTCCTTCATACTCATGCTCATGAAATCCTTCACATCCTATATTCTTTGCTATTTCTAATGCCTTTTCTTTAGAAGAGTAAGCTAGTCTATCATCTATAATAGCGTAGTCTTCGTTAATTTTCATTGAGGCTAATTCTAAAGAAGTTATAGGTTCTATATCTCTATCTATCTCTTTTATTTTATCAGTAGCCCAATTAATACCTGCGTCTCCTCCCCAAGCGTCCCAAAGTAGCTTTCCACAACCTTTCTCATAAGAAACATTCTTGTCTCTTTTAAATCTAACATAAGAAGCCATTTGAGATATTAAACATCTTGATATGGGTTCTTTTTTAGCTAACATTCTTGCAAATTGCCAACCAGCTTTTGTTCCACATTGTATTTTATTGTCAACTTTATATTTTAAAGCTCTTAAAGCATTTTGATGTGCTTTTTCTGGATAATCACCAAACTTTTCTTCAGATAAAGTTAGTTTATTACAATCTAAAGAATCCTGCATTTCTAATTCTAGCTCATCTATTTCAGACATTTTCTTTTTGTCTATTTGTTTTAATTTAGATATAGCCCAGTTAACACCAGCACTACCACCCCAAGCATCCCACATTATTCCTCCGCATCCTTCTGTGTAAGGCACATCTTTATGTTGTTGGTGTCTTTTAAAACTAGCCATTCTTGCGATTGTTGACCTTGTTAAATTTGATTTTGAAGCGATTTGTGAGGCTCTTCTCCAGCCTACAGAAGTTCCACAAGAACTACCGTTTTCTTCTTTATACTTTAAAGCTCTTTTTGCATTATTTACAGCACCTTGAGGATAGTCATTATAAGACTCTAATTCTACCTCTTGTGAATCTAAGAATGCTTCTTCTATTTCATACAATTTAGATAAAGCTTCCATTTCATCAAAATCTTCTTCTACGCTTTCTTGTGGTCTTTCATCTAATTTATCAGCAAAAAATCCTTCTATAGAGAAACCCTTTACCTTTCCTTCTTTAACAAAGTCGTTCCATATTTCATCATTGTTTACCTTTACAGAAACCATCCAAGTTCCTATAGGTAAATTAAATCCATATTTCTTTGATTTATCTTTCTTTTTATCTTCTATAATCCAAGACTCTACAACAGACAACCCATTAAGTTTAACGTCATGCTCTAAAGTTGAGTTGTTTTGTTTCCCTCTTGACAAGAACAATTCAGATGCTTTTCTTACTGTGTCTTCACTAAAAAATATATTATATTCGTCTTCTCCGTTTGTTCTGTATATTTTTTTATTAGGAACAAGAGCAGCTCCCATAAGGATTCTTTTCTCTTTATCTACTTCAGCAAGTTGTACTTGTTGTTTCTTTAATGCAATAAAATCTTCTTCTATTGCTGGATTCTCGACAACGCTTATAGCTTCTATGCCACTAAATTCATTTTCTTCGTCAATATATAGTTCTATTGTTTTCATAATATGATAACTTTATTATTTATGTTTTGTTTTATTTATCCTATCGCAGATTCTGTAAGTGTTTTTCTGTCCAGCTCTTGAGCAGATGTAACATCTCCGCTAACAACATAAGCCCTGAAAGGTCTATCTTGAGCAGATGTAACTGCTTGTGCAACTTGACTACCTGCACCTTGACCTACTACATTGAAGTCTGGAGCAGAGACAGACATACTAGCTCCTGCACCACCTCCACTTCCTCCTGCTGCTTCTGGAAGCTTAGTAGACATTATTTCTCTTACTTGTTGCATACCAAAGACACCAGTAGCAACTGCCTGTGCAATATTCCAAGGACCATAAGGTTTAGCTCCTAATGCAGCAGTAATAGCTTCTTTAGTGTTCATTATAGCCATAGCAACTGCAACTGCTTTACCTACAGCAGAACCTTCTCCTGCTATAGACATTATAGCTTGACCTACCTGATTAGCTATTCCAAGTCTAGCCTTTTCTTCTTTTTCTTTGAATTTTGTTTTCTGTCTTTCAGAAGCGTTTACAGCTTGTTCTTCTTTTATTAAAATATCTCCATAAAACTCTCCATTTTCTATTCTCTTTTGTTTTTCTATATCAAGAGCATTAAGTTTGTTATTGAGTTTCTCATCTTCTAACTTTCTTTCGACATCTATTTTATCTAATTCATTGGTTGCCATAGAAGCTTCAAACCCTAATATAGCTTCTCTTTCTTTTGCATTTAATTGCGTAGCTAAATCAAATTGTTTAACTATAGCATCTGCTATTATTTGAGTCTTTTTATCTTGTGTTTCTTTTGTTAATTGTATTTCGTATTGAGATAAAGATGCGAGTGACCTTCCTATAGCTTCATTTGCTTTTTCTATTGCTTTTCTTCTGTCTTCTGGGTCTTTTATTGCATTAGCTCTTGCTAATTCTCTTTCTTTATATTCATCAAACTTTATTTGAGCTAATTTCTTTTGTAATTCTTCTTCTTGTTCTAACCTAACAAATTGACTTTTGGTTATTTTTTTATTTACTTTATCTTGAGATTTTAATATATCATCAGCAAAAGACAATTCTTTAGCAACAAAATCTTTTTTTGCTTTTCTAATCTTTTTTTCCTTCTCTTCATTAATTTCTGGTATTACTCCTATTTGTTCTAATTTCTTAATATACTCGTCATTTTGCTTGTCAATGTCATCTAAAGCCTTTCCTTGATTTTCTATTCCTTTTGTAACTATACCTACAGATGTAGAGCCTATTCTTCCATAATTTTTAATGGCAGAGATTATAACATCAAAGGTTCCAATTTGTTCGTCTAATTCTTGATTCTCTATTTTTAACTGTTCTTGATAGTTATTTTGTATTGAAACTATTAAAGCCTGAGCCTTTGCTTTTTGTTTAATTGCTTCAATGTATAAAAGTGTTTTATTTTTAGAGTCTTCAGTTAACCTTCCTTCTTCATCTATTTGAATATTTAAGTCTTTATGTTCTTCGTTAATTTCTTCAACCAGTTCCCTTTTTTCATTTAAAGAAATATTACTATCATCTAATATTTTTACATAAGCTTGAAGAGAAGAAGATTGTTTGGAAAATGTGTTGTCAAGGTTTTTGACGTTGTCATCTGCTTTTTTGGTTTCTCTACTAAAGTACTCTAATGCCGCAACAGCCGCCTGAAAAACAAACAAAACACCAAGAGGACCCACAAATTGTTTTCCCATTACTTTTAATGCGTTTGTAAAACCTCCTGTTCTTGCAATTAATATTGCAAACAAACTTCCTAATTGAGAAATATTATTTGCCATACCTTGAATACCATATCCAGCATCAGAAACAGTTCTACCAAGTTCGTTTACCGCAGCACCTGCTAAACCAGTAGCATCAGCTAAAGGACTTACTCCTTTTTTAGTTGTGTCTCTTATTGTGTTTCCAAGTTTTTTAAAAGCTGTATCTGATTTTACAAAGCCTTTTGTTAAGCCATCTATAGCTATTTTTCCCTCAGTAGTGTCAACCTTAATAGTAAATATTTTTATAGTATTATCAGCCATTGTTGTATGTGTTTCGTTTTATACTCTTTTTTATTTCTTTCCAAGTTAATGGAGATTTATATTTTCCTTTTGCTATATCTATATCTTCATCGTATATATACCAATCAGAAGTACTCAATAGGTCTATTATATTTTTTATCATAATTTTATTAATAATTCTAAATCGCTTTTTCCATCTTTTAAATTTGTACTTATTGAGTTTATTGTGAACTCTTTGTCTTGTATAACAAGAATATCATTTAATCTATAGTTTATCAAAAAATCAGCAGGGAATTTAGCTTTTAATTTATATATTCTTTTGTATTGATTGAATACATCTGTTATATATGTTTTATAGAATTTTTTAAATAATGAATTGCTAAATCCAGAAGAACTATAGTTAGTTAAGTTCCATTCGTCAACTTCATCACTAAAGTTTATTGTATAATCTGGAGCCGTAGAAACAGAACTATCTTCATTAGTATTGGAAGGTCTATAATATTGTGTTATTTCTGATGGAGTACCGTCTGAAATCCATTTAATACCCTTTCCAGAACCAATCCCAGTTTCTTGTATAGCATAAAAAACTAAAGACTTTGTTAGTACTGAAGAATAATTTCCTGTAGCAGGAGTTATGTCTGTTTTAGATTCAAAATCTCCATCTGCTGAATAACCCCATAATATATCTGTGATATATGGTTGTGGAGATGTGACTGCTGAATAAGGACTACTTCCTGATTTATTCTCATCAATTATTCTTTCAAACTTCATGTGTTCAAATCCAGTTTCTACTTTATATACTTCTCCTCTATTTACATTTTGAGGTTTATAAGTTTCGTCTCCAAAAATTTCATTAAAGGTCTCTTGATGATTTATAGCTAATAAAGTACTAGGTTCAGCATACTTAAACCCTAATTCTTTAAACTGAACAGAAGGAGATATATCTGTATTAGAAACATCAATATATTTTGTTATATTTATCTTACCTTCTGAAGGGTTGTTTACTGCATCTGCATAAAAGTTGTCTAGGGTATCTACATATATTTTGTCATAATCAGGGTCACCAAAATCTTCAATATAGTAAGCAGTTAGATTAAACATTTTAAATAATCCTGTAAGAAAATCAATAGTTTTTATTTTAGGTACGTTTTCTGTTATTATTATTTCTCCTGTTGTAGATATACTATCTCCTGTTCCATTTATATTGAAAACAGCTGTATTTGTTCCAATAGGATTTAGAGTATTAGGATTAAGTATGTATTCTGTCATATCTAAACTTGGCGTAAATGACAATGTTTCACTAGATTCAACAATCCATTTTATTTGATAATTAATTAATTCAGACGTAGAAATTAATTGTAATGTCATTGCTCTTGAGGAGCCAGACCCTAATGGTAATTCAGAAAGTGTATTACCAGTAACATAATCAACAGCTTTAACACTATAAGGAATGTTTTGACTGCTTCCTGTTGTTGTTATTGTTAATTCAGCATCATAACGTCTAGTGTGTCCTGATGTAGATACAGTCCAAGTGTCTCCAGTTATATTAAAACCTAAATCGCCAGACGAATATGCCCAAGGACTACATATACGACTTAACACTTCTTCTTGGTTTTCATCACCCCCTACAGGCCCTTTGTTTCTACTTAACCAAAGAAAAAGATTTTCAAAAGGACTTCCTGAGGTCTCATTAAAGAAGTCTCTTGTAAACGATATATTATATTTTGTTTCTATAGCCTCAATTATAGTCATACACTTAATAGCAGGTTTTAAATCGTCAAATTCTAATCCAATATTATTTTGACTAGTGTTGTAATATAAATTTCCATTATAGTTTGGTGTAGATTGTGCAGAATCATAATAAAATCTTTTAGTATGAGATATTAAAGGATATATTATTTTGCCAGAAGACAAACCTGATTGTAAACCATTTTTTACATTAGTACTTGTGTAATTATGAGTATAGTCATCTAGCTCTGCTAATTGACTCAATTCATCTTCTCCCATTAAATCTTTTAAACTTACTGTATTTCCAAAAAATGTTATA